CAAGGAGGCCTCTTCTCCTGAGGATGAACTATGACGGACTATACCTATACTCTGAGCCCGCCAAGTACGGATGTAAACGAGAACATACGACTCGGGTATCGCACGCCCCGTAGTATATTGCTCCCTCCGTACTTGGCAATGAATCCATACTTCGTTACGTTGATGGACGCCATTGACGCCGTGTTCGAACCCCTAGTAGATCAGAAGACTGAGATCCTAGGTAACCTACGCAACATGTGGGTTACGAATCCGGCGTTGGAAAACAATCAGATTGCTAACTCTGAGATGATCCCCTTCGAAGGGTGGTCGCAACCTGAGCGGGAAATTCTGGTTAAGCAGGTCAACATGTTGGGCATGAAGTTGCAGTCTGCTGGTATCCTTACCAACGATAACTACCAGTCTATCTCTAGATGGGTAGGGGAATACTGGTTTGGCAAGGGCACTTCATCGTTCATAGACTTCATGAACTACTGCTTGTCGGCATCGTTGAATTTTGAACAGTTGTGGACGGAGGACTACGTCACATTCTACCCGACAGGAGATTCCAATATCGGTACTCCATTGTGGGAAGGCGGTACTTGGTACCCAACTCCTAATGTGTCCATTACTGTAGCCGGTGGCTTGCAGAATTTGGATGTTCAGACGCTGACTACCTTCTTCTACGAAATTGCTAACTACAATATCGTGCTGCATAATATTGCTATTACCTATGATATTCCCATATCTACTACCATACAGGGGATGAACGCACCAGTAGTAGCACTTGGTATGTACCTGAAGCAGGCAGTACCTATTTCAAATCTTTATAGCTATGGTGCAAATTCTCCTGCTCTTACCATAACAGATGAAGTACCAACCGCTGCATACACGCTAAATCCTGGCAATACAGATCTCACGGGCGTCTATTTGCTTGGGGCTCCTACCTCTTGGTTGAAAGACACCTTAAGTAGGTTGTGGCCTTTGTACGATGGTCCGCAGCAGGTTCCAGTGCTTGAGACAGAGCTCCCGACTACCTTGTGTGGACCAGTAGTAACTGGCGCTACTTCAGCTATATACGGACCTATTCAATGGAAAGCTGTACCTAGTGGTACGTACTCTGGTGGGAGACTTCCGGTATTTGGGCTTATAACTAATACGTACACTAACTATATCGCCAATGGTAATATGGCAGGTGCTACTAATGGTCCCTTTGTAATAGGACAGCAAAACCCTCCGTACTGGGGGCTAGCTTATAACCTTGGTAATCACGGACTCACTGCATCCATATTAGATAGCGGTACTGTAAATGGGTTCTCTTATATAGACCTAGTGGTATCTGGCACTCCTACGGCTAATGGATCATATTTTCTAGGATCGTCTGACGTTCCCTGTCCCAGTACTGGTTACCTAACCTATAGTGGGTACTTCGAGTTAATGGCCGGCACTGTTGCGCCTTGGGTTGTGGTCGGTAGCATTAACTCTAATGGGGTATTCCTGGGTCAGACTCAAGTAGCTACTGTAGTACCAACTTCTTCTATGGCTCAGGTTCAAGGTACGCCTTGGCCGGTGCTACCGGGAACTGCTACTTGCTTCACTCAGATCTACTTCAGCTATAGTATGGGAGTACCAGTGAGTTTTACTCTACGCATAGCGAACCAGCAACTAGAAAACGGGGAGGCTGTGACCCCCTACATACCTACTACTACAGGTCCTGCTTCTCAGGCTGAAACATTCGGACCTATCCCTACGTCTAAGACTGCACAGCTTGGCGAGGTCCCAGTTAACGTAGTGGGGTTCAACACGTACTTGCTAGTAAATCCTACAGGCTTTGCTGAATTTGTTCCAGGCTCTGGCTTATATACTCCCTATTGGACTGCTCCCTAAATGTCTACATACGAAATCCCCACCTTCTATGATTCTGTCAATCAGGTAATACGGTCGATGGATAATACAGCGCTCCTTCCACCTGCGCAGATGCCCATCAGCGCCCACGCTGGTAATAGCATACAATCTCTCAGTGATGGTCTATATGTAGGCTCCCCGACTGCCTTACCATCCGTTGTCTACGTTAATACTGCAACTGGTGTTAACGCAGTAGGTAATGGAACTCTAGCTATTCCATATCAGACTTTAGACTACGCACTATCTCAGCTAAGCTCTGAATCTGTCGCTGGCCAACTTCAGACCTCAACTGTAGTAGCTTTACAGGCAGGGCAGACCTTCAGTACTTCAGCTGACGTTAATCTGTATGGTGGGACACTCACCCTAACATTCTATGGGGATCCCAACTATGGTTCTTATAATAGCCCCCCAGTAGCAGGAACCACTAATCCTTGGTTGATGACTGACTTAGCACGGCCTATCATCCAACCTCAGGTGTCAAGCGTCAATGGTTATTGGCATCTAGCCGGAATCAATGTGTACGGAGGTAACGTAATCCTGCAAGGTGTTGAGGTGATGTTACCTATGGCGCCGGCACAGCCTTCCATCTCTCTATATTCTAATGCAGCGGACTACGTGCGATCCCGGCAGCTTGATATTAATGGCTTTCTAAAGCTGGCAGGCACTATTGTTAACATGCAAGACATTACATCATACTGGGGTATTCTAGGCGTTAGCGCCCAGTCTGCATTCACGCTCATTCAATATGGGTCTCAATTTCAGGTAGGTGGTGAGATACAGACTGCTGCGGTTACTCCTACCCTTGCTGAGCTAGCAGCCATTGCATACTTCATCAAGTTTTATCCAGATTACGTCGGCAATAACCAGCAGCAGGGCCTCCTGTATAGCACGGCCACTACTACAACTCCAGCGTCTGGCATGTTGAGAGTGCTGTGGGCGGACACACAATCCTTCACAGTGGAAACTACTAAGACTAACCTTGCTTCATTCCCCGTCTGCTACGATTTGACGTACGGTTTGCGTAATTATATGTACGGTATTATGTACGATTCTGTAAGTCGCCCGTGGAATGTACATAGCAGCCGTGAGATTTAACTTACCCCTGAGGTTTTCAAATGAGCGGTACACCAACTTTTCAGATAACCAATGCAGGGCTTCAGGCCGCTTCTATAGCCAGTCCTACCGGCCCTTGGATATCAATTACTGGTTTTCAAATTGGTTCAGGATACGGCTACACTCCTCTTCCTACTGATCCAGGCCTAAGCGGTTCTCTTCTGTTTTCAGGAACACCGACCTCCTACCAGAATATAGGTAGCGGAACCTTGGATATTTTGTGCGAGATTCCTCCAAACGCTGGACCTTTCCAGTTTGGCGAAATCGCATTGATGCTACCTGGCAATGTTATGTTTGCCAAGGCAGTGTTTCCAGTTGCGCAAACCAAATTTAGTGCCTTAGGTAGTAATGTAGTATCTTCCTACGAACTACACTGCCTGTTGACACTTGCTCAGGGCACCGCCATTTTTCAGATCACTACTGCAGTACCTACTACACTGCTCCAGGTCTTTAGTTGGTCGGATATTTATCCCCCTAGACTAAGTGCAGATCCTACTGTTCCTCTTGTGCAGGTGATGGAACTTTCTGAGTATGGTGACGCAACTTTGTTATCGAATGCAAGTAACAGTAAATGGAGTATTGAGGGATCAACATATCAGAGGTACGATAACCAAGGGGGCGGCCCTTCTTTTTCCGTAGCCAACGCATCGTCTACCTGGATTGAGATTCTCGCAGCTTCCTTAAATCCGCTTGATCTTACGAACATCAATAGCAATCGTTTCGTTATTGAGACACCAGATAACTACTTCCGTTCTGTTAGTACCGTAGTACCGTCAGGTTCAAGTTATAGATTTACTCTTAACGGTACACCGCTGCAGACGGTGCCTGCCGTTGGTTCTAGCGTTGTTATCTATCGTGATGATCAGGCGCAAGGGGTATCTTATTATTCACAGATACTTGACCCTCTGTACTATGATAAAGCTCAACTTGCTCTGAACACAGGTACGGTTAACGCGTATGCTGCTACGTATAAGCAGAAGAATCCGATTCCTTACGAGGGGATGATTCGTTCCCTAGATGTCGGTAACATTACTAACACTGGCGCTTCTACGTTTGCCTGCGATGGAGGAGCACCTTACCCGATTATTGGGCAAGCCAGTCTACCTTTACAAGGTGGGGAGATTAGCGGGGCAGTCACTCTCCGATTTAGTACAGCTAGTAACAATTGGATTATTCAGAGTAGTGCGTCCGGAGCATTACAGATCCCTAATGCGCTGCACAGTCAACACGCGTTATCATTAGGACAAGCACAGGCAGATTTCGCAGCTCTCAACGGTAATGCAAGTCTTCCGTTTTACGCTTCTCTTCTGGAGTCTGAAGTCTTCCAGGCGCCTGCTGGGGTCCCTGCGTTACTAGAGAGCGATGTTTACACGGCATCTGTAAACAGAGCAGGTAACAATTATGTACAGCACTATGCGGCTCCGGCTACTACAGGCCAGGCGGCAGTTATTCTGTCTCAGTTTCCTAGCTCACTAGATATCAATGGTTATAAAAAATATCCTGATCCTAGCAGCCCAACTGGATACTTCATTGAGCAGTGGGGTACCGGAACGTACCCCACTCAGTTGACAACAACAAGTAATTTCCCGATAGCATTCCCTGTAGCTGTTTTAAATTTCACTGTGTCTCTCGGGTCTGGCATCAATTTGACTACATTCAATGATTGTGGCGGAGAACCGATTAGCTTATCTCAGTTTCAGATTAGCGTAGGATCCACATCCATCGGATCTGACGCGGTGTGGTGGACTGCCAAGGGATATTAAAGGAATTATCATGGGACAGAAATACGCAGCTTTCGATGAACAAGAGAATGTCGTTGGACACTATGATGACGTAGATAGCCCAGTGCCCCCAGCGGTAAAGAATGTTATCAAGATCACAGATGAGGAGTGGTCAAAATGTATCTCAACTCGTGGTTACAAGGTTAGCAACGAAAAACTAGTTGCTCCACCCGCACCTAGTGTACAACAGCTTCTCAGTGATGCTCAGGCAAAACAAAATACACTATTAACCAGAGCCTACGATTTAGTCATCCAGTCTCCTGTCAGCTACACAACACAGGCAGGAATCACTAACGTGTATCAAGCTGATACTAGAAGCATTGCTGCTTTGAACGCCGCCCTTCAGACGTTCTCGAAAACTCTACCGCCAGATTTCTACTGGATTGCTCTAGATAACACCAAAGTGCTTTTCACCTACGCAGATCTCCAAGGGCTTGTTGAATCTATAGGAACTAGTAGGCACTCGTTGTTTCAGCAACTGCAGAAGCTGAAGACTAGTGTACGAAACGCCAAGAACGTTAGTGTAGTTAAACAAATTGTGTGGGTATCACCATGAGAAAGATCGAAGCTCGTATTCTCTACGACTCCATCAAACAGCTTAACCCAGAGGGTGGTCTATATGTTTGGGTGGTACCCTCTGCTCGTTCCACCTTAAAGCTGCAGAAGTTAATGCAGGGTGCACCCTTCAAGATTAGGAACACTACTCAACTGCACTGCACGATCATGTATCATCATGACGTACTGCCTGAGCAGATTGAAGTTCCAGACGATCGGGAGATGGTGGGATTGCTTAGGGAATTGGTGATCTGGGAGGAACCGGACGGAGAACTTATTCTGGTAGGACTAATTCATTCAGAGGATCTGCAAGAGTTGCATGAGGAATTAAGTGCTCAAGGTCTAAAACATTCCTTCGAGGACTACACAGCACACATCTCTCTGGGTAAGGACCTACAGAAAGATCCGCAAACACTAGAGTGGATCGAAGAAAAGAATGCGATGCTAGATGGTCTTCCGTTTGTCATCGACTTCGATGCGTGCATCAAGGGTAGTTCGCTGGCCTAGTTTGAGAACTGTAAATAAAGAGTATCTTAACCAGGAGATACTCATGTCTAATATTTATGGTTTGAAGCCAGTGCTAGAGGTAACAGACGCAATGGTGAGCGCGGGACTTAGGCAGCATCCAATGCCACCTGAAACTATGCGTAGTATTTTAGAGAACGCATTGTGCTACGCAGAACTCCCGAAGCCTGTTCCGAAATAAAGAATTGGGTCGAGGAATTCCTGATTGATCTCAGTTGTTGCTGTAAACGAAAGAAGGGACTACCAATGATGAGTTGGTAGTCCCTTTGTGCTTTGTTGCTCTTAAATCAGCCACTAAAGGCGTACGGAATGTATGCAATGAAGCCTGTTACCGGAGTTCCTGCAACAGGATTGACAAGGGTAACAGCAGACAAACTATCATCGGTGATATACAGCTGTTCCATGTACACTGTGTAGTTAGCAACAGTTGGTGCCTGCACAGTGCCTGTAGTCTTGGACAGATTTAAGGTTAGTGTTCCTCCGTTCGAGTACACGAGGAGGCCAGCAGCACCCGAGGGAAGAACTAGAGGTGTACCATTAACGATACTGAACTGCTGTTGAACTGCACCATTACTGGCATCCCAAGAACTATAGAAGTTGCCGATGTTCCGGGTAATTTGATTCTGCCCTAGACTCGCCTTGACTGACAAGTTTAGAGTATTGAGCGGAGTCTGCGGTAGGCTAACAATTCCGCCCCCTGCGTTGAATACAGTACTCATTTATCTACTCCTATGCACCAGAGATTTTGAGAATGCGCTGCTCGCGCTCAAAATCTTCCCGGCAGTAAGAATCACACCAAAGTTTTGGTGACGAAACAGGGCTACTGCAATAATAACAGTAGCCACTATATGGCATATTGGACGCTTTGCTACGCGCCTGCCGAATACGTTGCAGCTCGTATTCCTTTAACTTGTCTTCTACTTCCATAGCGTGGTCCGCCGAATCTGAAAATCCCATCACAGTCTCCTACTCAATATTGCTAAGTTAATCCTAGTTGCTACTCTTCTACATCTTCGTCGGGATCTTCAACACTGGAGATATGCGTGTCCGTGTCTACAGCTTGGTTCGAGGGCATGATAGAAGCATTTCTACTAATCGACCCTTGCTTCAGAGTAGAAGCCAATCTCTTTGCCGCGTTAAGCTTGAATGCAGCATTAAGAAGGATCTCTGACTTCGGATGCACTTCTGGTTCTAGATCAACTCCTGTCGGTAGGTAAGGGGCATCAAGGTCGCGTACTTCTGGAGTGGTCATTACTGACCAACTCTCTGCGCTAACTTTTCGTTTCATAGACCGCACCATGCCCAGCCGCCTGGGACGTTTGTATTAAAGTAAACACCCATACCTGGGAGGAGCGTGAATATACAAGGGCCACTATTAATTGCCACTGTACCTAGAATTGTAAAGGTGCTACCAAGCGCTGATGGATTTACAAGGACGGGCTGATAGGCAGCTGAGGTATCTGTCTGAATAGTGACCTGCACAGGAAATGGATTCGTATTCACCACAGTAAAACCGGCACCAGTTCCTGCAGGTAGTCCGGGAAAAGCAAGGTAAGTTGGATTGAAGCCATAGTTGTTAAGGACGGAGGCATTACGTGGTAGTGCACTCGTGACCATCGAGTTTAATATACCTGCGCTGATAGGTGTAGTCTGCATAGCGCCTGTGAATGCGCAGTTCTGGATCACTACACCTGACAGGTGCGCTTCTCCCGTACTGTTAATGCCGGTAGATGCATTATTATCTATAGCTGCGCCTAGGAAGAAGATATTAGCTATCAGGTCACTATTGGTAATGGCCGCACCGTTCAAGACAGCACCTGAACCCGGTACTGTAGCTCCGTTGTTCGAAATCTTCGAACCGTTGAAGTACACATGATTGACAGGGAATCCAACGCTTGAAAATGCTCCACCGTTGTTATACGTAATAACCACACCTTTACCACCTACTGCCCCACTCGTCGTCCCTGGATTATTGGAAAAGTCGCACAGAGAGTCGAAGTAAAGATAGCTTCCGGTCGTAATAAGCGCACCATTGTTAAAATTACGGGCACGGAAGTTCTTAAAGTATAGATTATTCGTATTAGTGAAAGAAATCCCTGTGGCATTATTTGCTGAGGCAGGCTGGTCGTAATTGATACCTAGACCTACGTTCCCTGCGCCACCAGTCACAATACTATAACCTGTGAGATCTATATTTTCGAATACACAATCTTGCATGAACGCGGTGTCGAAGCCTTGCCCGATCTGATCTGCAGTGATATTTGACCACCGACCCTTAACAAGCCAATCCCCTCCGAAAGCTGCACCGGAGTCACCCCAATTACCAGTGAAGTGAATATCATCAATCGTGAAGTTCACATAACTTGCGGTGTTTATACCTACACTTTCCTGCCCCGAAGTAAGTCCTGTGCGATTACCTTGTAGATTCAATCCTTGAATCTTCCAGTTCTGACAGTTATATATTGTGAAGATACAGGAGTAATTCGCACCGTTCGCAGGCACTAAGGTTACATCCTTACCACCCCAGACTCGAAAATTATTCTTATTCTGGATCAGTATGTTTTGTGGATTATAGTAGCCTGGCTGGGGTGAAGCTGATATTGTTGCCAGAAGATACGTACCGTCTGGTAGCCATACACTGTCTGAGAATACGACCGCAGCCTGTACGGCATACGTATCGTTTGCTATACCATCTCCCTTAGCTCCGAATTGCTTTACGTTAGCAACTCCCGCCATCTGTATGTACCACCGCCCTCCATCTGCAGCTACAAGATACGAACCGCCGGTGTCAGAGGTAAAGAACTGACTAGACTCAGTAATAGAAGTACTAATGGTGTACGTTCCAGTGTTACCAGCACCCGTGTCAAATCCAGAGATATAGCCAATGGTAGCGCCCGTAGTACTCAAGTTAACAGTCATCCCTACTGCTAGTGCTCCACTGCTAACAGCCGTTACCGTCATCAACGAACCAGCAGTACTCACTGAAGGAACAACCATACCCATGACCAAGCCAGTCATAGGCTCTGTCCAGTTAGTGCCTATTGCTATAGGTGTTGAGTTCTGCTTGGTCTCCGTACCTGTTGCAGTAGATACATAGACGTTATATCCTGTAGCCCCAGGCATTGCTACAGGAGAGGTCACCATTAGTAAGAAGTCAAGAGCAACCGCTAGGCTGGCTTCCGTTGATGCCCTTGTTTCACCTGCAGCCGTTACGTACGTTACCTTAACAAAGTACGTCATAGCAGCTAACGTTCCACCAGCGGTACTCGATAGAGTGGGAGCAACCGGTGCTGTAATAGCAGTAATCGAACCCGTATACACAGCACCTGAGGTGGTATCACTAGAATTGTAGTGGTAAGTCCCCTGCCCACCATCTCCAGAACTATAGTATCCTAGGGTGTTAGCGTTGGGCACTCCAGTTTTCAGGAGTTTCCTTATTGCAGCTACTGAACTCACTATCTGCGTAGTGTTAGCAAGATAAGCTGCTAACGAGCCCACGCCACCTTGAGCAAATCCAATTTCGGTAGCACCTCTAGTTGAGTCTGTTTGATTTGCAATTCCTAGTACGTCTGCTGGACTCAAAATTCCACTCATAATCTATTCCTCACCACGTAAATATTGCGTTAGCTTGATTTAGCAGAGGCATCCGCTGCGGAACGGTTACTGTCGAACCATTGATAATCTTAGTCACCTGGGTGAACGAGTCTGTATCAGCCAACGCGTTTAGATTGTTCGACTGCCAGAACCAACCAGCGCTCAACATTGCATCTTTTGGAGCAGCTACCAGATCTGGGTTATTCAGATACGTCGAGGGGTCATTATACAAATACTTTGAAGCTGCTGCATAGTTGTTATGGAACGTCAGATTGAACCCTCCGCGACCCCGATAGGCAAAGCCATCACCGGAAGCTACGTCCCCATTGCCCTCACGAGCTGCGTACACGAGGTTAGCGAGTTTTTCTGGAGCGTTAACGAAGTCTGGTGCGTATTCCATACCCGGCGCATTCTCATCCATAGAGAATCGCGAAGGCCATACAGTTACCAATCGTTCTGCGTGTGAGTAAGTTAGATCCTCCTCCCAAGTGGTGAACCCACCAGTCTCGAACGAGGATTGTGCAAGAAAGTAACGCACCCGTCTCGGTGAGGAACTGATACTAAAACGATCCATCGTTGCGTTAATAGCATCAGTAAGACTACTAAGTGTTGACGAGTTGGTAAGATGTGATGCGAACTTTGCCAACTGTGCCGTGGTGATATTGAAAGTCATTGCTCAGTCCCTCTAAAGTTACTCTTCGTTCTTGGGATCAACAGACTTGCCATTGATCGTAGGTTCGTACTGAATGCCAAATTTAATTCTCCACAAGGCTTCTAGTTCACGTGTTGCGTGATTACCCATTAAGCCTGAGGTGGCAATTAGAACAGCAGAGAGCGGACCACTGATGTTTGTCCACTGGCACAACCAGAAGGTAATCAACCCCATGAATCCAGCGGTCACTACATCTCGTATCAAGATGAAGATACTAAAAGCAGTGGGGGACTTATTCAAATATCTAACACAACCACCAGCGCAGGACAGTCCTATTACCCAAACATAGGTCACCCAGGAGTAACCACCGAAGGGATTCGTTTTGGCTGCCAGATCGTTCACGTCCATGTTACCTACTCCTCTATGAGTCTAAAGTTATTACTATTATGAAATTGATAACTAGGATGTGCGTGACTGTAAATACATTATAACTAAAGGAGTAACCTATGCTGATAACTGGCGTATTAATTACCAACAAGGCGCACCTACTTGTGTGCAATCGAGAACTCACACTCTTTCTTCAGACCTATGTCGAAACCAATATTGAAGGGATGAACCCCTCTACTCTAGATCCTACTTTCATTGCTGCCCATCTGCAGAAGGATTTGGAAGCAGCCTTCGGTCACAAGTTTAGTGTCAAAAGTATCGACGCTTCTACTGGTGACCCTATAGATGATCTAACCTACATGGTAGCTCTTGAAGTCAGCAACCCCCTCAACGCTCCCTCACTACGGATTCACTAACTATGACCGACTTCATGTTTGACAACTCGAACTACAATAAAGCTACTGTCACGATCAGAAACGATGGTACAGTTGAGATCGCTGAAGGTGTCACCTTAGATGAAGCATCTCATGAATTCTGGGACGCAGTCCAGACTCTAGGTCTTGAGCAACGACAGACCATCCTAGAGGAAGCTGCGAGGGTATGCGATGCTCTTGCAGAAGAAGCTGAGGAAGATACGCAGCTTGAGCACGACGAGCGATTCTGTGTCTACGCCAAGAAGTACCGTAAAGCAGCTCAACAAATTCGCACACTAAAGAAAAAGAAATGAAACAAATTTCAGATGAACTCCTAGCAGACACGATCGAGGAGATCGAAGAGTATGAGGAAATCCTTGAAAAGGAAAGAGGTTGTGGTTACAGCTTGGAACAACTGGAAGAACGAGGCCTACTTCCAGAGGTACTATTGAAACTTCGAGAACTCCGCGATACAGAACCCGTCAAGGAATTTGGAGTCATCTCTGACAAACCTCTAGACCTTCCTCCTGGTATAACTTTAACTGGGTCCCTACCTGCAGAAGCCGAAGATGTGCCTTATGTATATATCACTTCTGCTACTGTCAAATTCGGAGTCGGTAATTTCCCTATTGAAGTTGCGGCACAAGCTCTAAGTATCGCACAATGGTTAGCTGCACAGGAGAAGAAATGACCTCATTGAAAATGACGCTAACTTACCTTGCAAACTATCTTGATCACACAAGATACGCGCAGGAAAAAGCAAAGCTGGAGGGTCAGTCTTTCTATACTAGAGGGCCAATCTTAGAAGACTTCGGAGTTGATAGTGAGGGCTTGAAGTTACTCGTAGAGAACCTTGAACTAAAAGATCAGGCCCTGAGGTCTTGCATCAAGGCGCTACAACTTGCTCTACCCCCTATGCAGGTAGATGAACAAGGGAATGGACCTGATTGCACGACCATCTTTCAGGCAATCATCGATGCTAGCCAGGCTCTTACCCAAGGAAAAGAAATGAATGAACGTCCTGAGTGGGTCCGCTGCATTAGACGCACACATGCAGAACACGATAAAGAATCTTGGTGCGGAAAGCCTACCTACAGTTTTGATAAGCCCTTCCTTGCTGTAGATCACGCAGCCGAGAACGGATTGCAAGGAGGGCGATTGATGGCCTGCCGTGAATGTGTTGCAGCGGCTGTTCTAGCACTGCAGAATGGTCACGATGACTCTGAATATCCTAGAGTAACTGCAAATGAAAACTAAAGAACGAATTCTAGCTGTAGATGGTAACTGGGTACTTCATAGGGCAGCCTTTACCCTGAAGACCTCTCGACCTATCGGAGAAGCACTAGCATACAAATTTGTCGGTATGATCTGCAAAGACGCATTATCCGTCAAAGCAAACTATCTACTGGTAGCCTTTGACGGCCCTGACGTATTCCGATACAAGGTGTATCCTCAATACAAAGAAAGTAGGCGAGAAGGTAGAGGCGCACCTGTTGACGCTGAGAACGCCGAACCTGCTTTAGACGTGTACCAATACCTACCTGACGTCTACGCGCTACTCCACAAGCTTGGTATAATTTTCTTCCAGCCGAAGACGTACGAAGCTGATGACGTACTATGTAGTGTGGCTAAATTCTACGGCAAAGACTACAAGGTGGTCTGTGATACAGTAGACAAAGATGCTTACCAGTATCTGGAGTCCCGTAACGTATGTCTGTATGATCCCTCTGCCAAGGGTAAAGATGGTAAGTCTAAACCTCGATATATTTATTGTGAAGACGCAGAAAAGAAAAAAGGTGTTTCGGTTTCACAGATGGTGGATTATCAGACGTTGATAGGTGACTCAGGGGATTCTATTCCTCCGATCAAAGGTATTGGACCTGCTAGGGCGAAGGCTATATTAACGAAGTACGGGTCGATCAAGAACTGGCACAAGAAGTGCAAAGAAGATTTGGAATTCATTACTGCGGAAGCAGATAACATTAGACGTAACCGCAAGCTCGTTAAATTGTGTGAAGATGTACTACCACCTAACGAACTGCAAGAATGGAAGCTCCGGAAGAACGATAAAGTTTATAAAGGAGATAAGTTCCTTAGCCGAAGCTTCCATGATTATTTATTATTTTTATATCCGCGTACTAGAGGCCTTGGGCTTATTTTAGAGGCTATCCATTCAACGTAATCGCGTACCGAGGAGATGCAGATCCAGAAGTTGTAGAAAATATACTCTGAATCGAAATCTCAGCACCCGCACCTACTGAGTAAGCCGGACTTGGCGTTATAGTAGTACTATACATACCACTAGAAATAGTACCCGTTGCTATAGTGACACCTGCTACCTGTAGGTTAAATAAGAAGGTCTGTCCTGCAGCGGGTGTATTATCCACAAATACGTTTGCGAACATGATGTTACCAGCATAGGGCGCACTCCATGCTGCATTTGATAACCCTACCGATGTATTAGCACCGTAGTTAATTGTAGTATTTTGCGCTTGAGGAGTACTAGCCGTACCTACTAAACTATAAATAGAATCGTAGCTGCCGTAGGCTTCAAAGCCTTTGGCGTAGCTACCAACACCATTAAGGTTAAATAACGTAGTCCAATTTGAGGTACTATCAATACAACCTCCGATCACCTTAGTCCCGCTTGAACCACTCACCTCCTGAACGCATGCGGTAGAACTACCCGACAGCGAAGAGAATGACGTGTTGAACAGGGTGTTATTATAGGAGTTGTTAAACACAATGCCGTGATGCCCTGAATTAACTGCTTCTATAAAGCAGTTGGTAAACCGGCCTCGAACTGAATTCACCTGATTAAATATGTCACCTAGGGCGTTGTCAAACGTGCAACCGATCCAGCCGAAATCATTATTGTTACCCTGCAAGTTCACTACATTTGAAGTAGCATTATAGATATGTGAATTAGAAACTACAGTTGTCAGAGCCCCGTTCAAGGCCAGTAAACAATAAGCTACCTCGAAACCTCCGTTCATCTGAAAGCCATCGATAGTGGAATCTGAATGGAAAGCACCTAAAGTAATACCCGCATTGCCTGCAGTTGTTGAATAGATACGAATATTCTTTACGCGTACGTCGTGTGCGTAGGTGCTAGACGTTGGATTACCATTGAGCATTAACGAAGTATGACCAATCGGCACATTATTGAAGAACAGATTCAACAGGTCTAAAGTTTGAGCATACGTGGTATCGAATGTATTACCCGTACCGTTTGTACCATCAAAATAAAGGTCACGAATCGTACTCACTGCATTAAAACAGTTTGCTGCTATGGTGGGATATTTTATACCAGTACCAGTTTGGATCAACGCACTTGCTACACCAACACCAAAGAATTCAAATCCAGCAACTGCTGGCATTGTTAGGGTTGTGAACTTGAAGGTGCCTGGCGGAATAAATACAGAGGTAGCACCGGAATTCAGTGCAGCTTGAATGGCTACGGTATCATCCGTAATGCCATTACCCGTAGCGCCAAAATCTTTAACACTAGCTACCTCCTGCAATTTACTTTGCACTGTTCTTGGGACAGCCCCCGTACCAACCTGCGTAAATGCTGCAACATCTTGTATCGCTAACTCTGCTATATACTGTTGTGGATTCATACATTACTCCTAAACTATTTTGGAACATAAAATGCGTAAACTTGATTTCGAAACTAAAGACCGGATGCTACTCGACGTACTAGAGAGTGCGTTGATACTGAAAGAGCCTTATAGAGCTAACCGGATTAAAGAGATCCTTAGTGTTACCCATGAGAGAGGGTACGCAGAATGCCAGAAGGATCTGCGTAACGTACTCGGAGTACCTCATCCCGTTAATGGTTGGTGATTACGCTGAGGGCCACGTAGTGTCTTGCACTTCTGCTACAGTAGTAGCAGCCTTGACCTGAGCTTGCAGTCCCGCATTCTGTAGCTGTAGACTAGATATAAAATGTTGTTCATCCATACCTAGCTGCCTAATCTGCGGCGCAGTGTGCGCCAAGTACACCCACTCTCCACTAGAACTACAACACCAGAGTGGCGTTGTCCAAATTCTCCACTTACACGTCCCATCTTCGGTGACCGTTCCTACTGGAATACTCCAATTCTGTTCATTGCGACTGGAAACTCCGGCCTCTACGCAAATAAATACCTGTGAAGCAGCTGTAATTACTTCTCCTGCTTTATGAGTTCCTCCTGCAGCCCACGGCGGAGCATTGATCACCATGTTTGCTACATTTAGAGCCCGCCCGAGATTTAACTGATCTGTTTGCTGCATTGGGTATGTGTAAGGTGCTCCCAGTGCTGAAGAGGAGAATCCTGTGCCTATCGCTGCCTGACACGCAGCGTTCAAGGCAGCAGACTGAGTAGCCTGCGCTTCTGCTAGAGTAGGAGCTACTACTGCGGCTTCCGTAGTTAACGTGACTTGCGGAACCGTTGCTGAACTTGCTTTATTTCCAGCCTTCACCCAGTCAAGATAATTCTGGTAGTCTGTGTTAGATGGATCCGCAGGGATGAACGCTCCGTCTGAGCGCAAAATGCTAGTGCTGTTTGGGATTAGTGAGTACATAGTGTTCCTCGTTAGCCAATTAAAGTCCCAGACAAGAATGTCTGAATAGGAGACGCCGGGATCGTCATGACTTTCGTCCCTCCGTATGCAGCAACTTGTAGTGTCAGTGTATCGCCTGCTTGCATTGCAAACTGATCAGCTATCGATAAGTTATACGTAGTAGCCGCAAGATCTAGTTCACCTTGCGACGTTTGAGACACGCTACCCATCTGTACAAGATGTATTTGTGCAAACGTCTGGCCTAAACCGGCTTGCAGTCTACACGCTGCATTAAACTGATATATACCTGTTACAGGTGCCATAAATACTCCGGTCCCGATATTAAAGACCGAGCCATTTAAATAGCTGGTAGCGTTCAGCGGGACCGTGTACATAGTACCATCCCCGGTAACATCAGTTAGGGTTGCATTGTTATACGCCCTGAAGCTACATACATAACCTGCCTTTGGGTTGACGCCTCCTGCATTGCTGTCAACTATAATCGCAGGGGCCATGATACCAGACAACGTGTTATTAGTGCAGCCAGCATCGATCTTTATATCGAAGCCTGTATTACCTTGAAACGTATTAGCAGCCATGACATTCGAAAAGCATCCACCTCCCGTACCGTAATGCAACCAAATACCCCCACCTGTGTTATTAGTGAGATTATTGCCTGAGACAGTACAGAAATTAGTAGCACCAATGTTATTCTGGAACTTGATACCTGGAAGGTCGCTTTGAGTTGCAGAAATCTGGTTATTCGTGATGATACTATCTGACGCTGTATCAACCCCAATGCCACCGACGCCTCCTGTCAGGCAGTTATTGAAGACCTTGTTATTAGAGATGATATTTCTGTAGCTAGGCAGATCATCAGTGATCCCCTCTAGCTGATTGTTGTACACTACATTATCAGTGCGTACGCAGTCTGGTGCTGTATTCGAAGCTATACCTACACCACCATTATCATGCGAAATGCAGCCAGAGACTACAACGAAGGCTGCATCATGACCTAGGGATGCTTCTCCGTCTATGTAAATACCATGCCCCCCATTCGCGTAGGTATTGATCTTGGATATATGTACATACTGACTAAACACACCTATACCAGAACCACCAGTGCCTGCGGCAGAGTTACCGTTGATAGAGAATCCTTCAACTACACAATAATTCCCTGTAACGTCAATGGCATCTTGTGTAGCCACAGTTTTAAGCAAAGTCGCTAAAGGCCCACCGAAAAACTTCTGGCCTTGAACTGATACTGTCAACGGCGTGCTAATGGCATATACACCATCAGGAAGAAATACATCTTTACCAGTATTAAGTGCAACTTGAATAGCACTAGTACTGTTTATTGTTCCAGTAGGGTCTGCGCCGAAGTCTAGAACGCTAACAGCCTCTTGCAACTTGCTCTGTACGGTGCGAAGTACCGCACCTGTACCCAGCTGCTCGAAGCCAACTAATGACGCTCCATTCGGGGATGCTAGTTCTCCAGGAACAACTGAAGCAGACAATGCTGCTATAGCCTCGGTTGTCGTCTGCTTTGGAATCCCATCCTGTAAGACTGTTAGAATTTCTGTACCCGCTAACACAGCCACCATCTGATCTTGAGGATCAGTTATTGCTACTGCTTGCGCTAGAGTTGTAGTCATAAATATTCCTATAAGAAGGACAGTTTGTTTAGAACTGCCCAACTTGATTTAAATTTCGGCCGTTAGTGATACGGTACACGTTGCTATCGCACTGTTAGCGGTACTCTGATATAGTGTCTCCGATCCCATAACCGTATAAGCTGCCCCTGTACCCGTTGATGGAGTACCTGTTACTAGTGTAGGTGTAGTCCTCATAGTTACTGGCAACCCTGTAGTACCGACGTTTGCCGTAGTACTAGCAAGCAACATAAACGATTGATAGTATCGCTGACACTCTGCAAGTACAGCACTAGCCTTATTCTTCACAAACGGAGATGCTACCGTAGAACGTTCTAGCTGCACGTTACCAATAGTCCACGTCCCACTAATCTGTGCGCCTACTGACAGCACAATCTGAATACCAGTAGTAGCCGCAGCAGGGATTGCTATCTGCGTTTGATATAGTGCTACGGTAGGGCTTACAGTGAACGTACCCGTTGCGATCTGAGTTACTGTAGGGCTTGCAATAGTACCAAACGTATCCGTAGTGTTAGCGTAATAGGCGGTCCACGTAACGGTAGTCAGCAACGAGTTAGACAGCGCAACAGACAACGTTGCAGTCGTACCGTTCAAGTCGTAACTGTTAGAGGTCTCAATACGTTGACCAAAACTAATACCAGTACAACCTGCTGCTCCTGTGAACTGATATTGATAACGTTCAGCCGTCAAACCTGATCTACCGCCTGCTACACGCTGACCAGTAACGTTAGCCCCTGTGCAATATGCGTACCAACGGTCAACTGTATAAGCTAGAGCCGAACCAGCAATAATGGTCTGAAGTGCGCCATTGTTACGTTGGTCGACTCCCATGCCCCCATTAATCAACCGGTTGTATCCTTGCGCAGTACCTTGTGTTGAACCGTCTGGGAATACAAAACCACCAGACATAGACTGAACAGTACCTGTAGCCGTAGTAGTAGTGAAATGTGCAGCTTCGGGTGTTATGCTACCAATAACGAAACTATCCAGTGTAGCTGCACCGCTAGACCCATTAATTGCAGGCGCCTGCACTGTACCACCTACGTTAATAGCACCGGATACCCCGACACCTCCCGTAACAACTAGGGTACCCGTAGTGGTCGTTGTAGATGCCGTACCTTCTGTCAAGGTTACTGCGCCGCTAGCTGTCAGAGAAGTATATGCTCCAGTGTTAGGTGCTAAATTACCTTGCGGGCCTTGGAACGAGCCTGCGTATACTGCACCGGATACACCTAGCCCGCCGGTTATAACGGCACTACCAGTATTAATAGAGGTACTTGAAATATTTGATTCTATCTCCAGAACACCCATAGAGCTCAATCGCATCTTTTCTGATTTGGTGACCGCCCCACTAGGTGTTACCAAAAAACTTAGTGCCGTAGGCTGCGAGATATCTGTGAACACGCCTTCAGACACAATTTGCAGAGCTCCTGTACTAACAGGCTGAAACATAGTAGCGCCATAGCCGTGAGCAGCAAATGACGCTAATATATCTGCGTTCTGTATTGCTAACGGCGTGGCTGCCGTGCCTCGAGCAGCTCTAGCAGAAACTCCAGCTGTCGGATTACCTGTGTTAACATAGGAATCAATTGCTATCTTTGCTGTCGTCCCATCTAATCCTGTTAGTCGCACCACCGTACCGATAACGGGCATAGCCTGACCAGCAATAGGAGTCACACTAGTACTGAATGAAGATGCTCCGCCTACATTAAGTGAACCCGCAATACCTGCACCACCTACAACGGTTAACGCACCTGTTGTAGTAGACGTAGATGGAGCACTACTACTTGCGGCTACTGTGGTAAACATACCCGGAGTAGTACCAGCCTGAATGTTCGTTAGTGTAGTACCGACAGTTGAGGCACCAAATCCTACCATGTTGGCGCCAGTAGGACCGCCTAGCACACCTGTTGGTACAGCGTTCAGCATTGCAACCTGAGTGAAGGCGTCAACCGACAGATCGGTACCGATCGTAGTTGTGATCCCAATAAGATTGATCGTCTCGCCATCTGTTGCCGTGTAGTCCACACCATTAATCAAACGCAGCGGACCATAGTACACGCTCAGCATATTCGGCGTGTAGCCTTCCGGCACCGTAAACGCAGTCTGTCCGTTAGTCAGAGTAGGAATCACTTGTGGGGTCAACCCACCTACTAACGCAGCAAGCGTGGCTGCAACTGTAGACGCCCCATAGCCAACCAAAGCAGCACCGCCTGATGAGCCTAGCACCGATGCCTCAATAGCGTTAGCAATCGAAATCGAAGCCCACGACTCAACGTTCAGGATTGTCCCGATAGTACCCGTGATTGTAAGCAGCGTAATCGTCTCGCCGTTCGTAGCCGAGTAATCAACACCATTCACCAGGTGATACGGACCGTAGAACACGTTCAACAAGTTCGGAGGATACCCGCCGGGTACAGTGTAAATAGTCTGACCAGCACTAGTAGTCGTAATCGATACGTTGTTGTACATGCTGTTAGGAACAGCAATACTGTACGTCGAATACGAACTAACGGTAAGCACAGCACCAATCTGAATCTGTGCAGCCAATGCCGAATTGATGATGTTGATATTCATACCATCTGGTGCGCTAAAGTCTACATTAGGCTGGATACGTAAACCAGCCAAGAACACCTCGACGTAACCAATCGGATACCCTTCAGTAACAAACACAGTCTGCCCTACTGAAGTTGCAACGATAGTCTGTTCAGTGTGCGTCAACACAGGAGAAATCTGTTGCCACCCACTCCAGGTGCTACCTGTCAGACCGCGCCACCACATCGTAGTAGCTGTCGTGAATCGTTGGATCACATCTCCGGTACCCGTGGAATATAGGGGTATTACCTCAATGGTGGCTTCAGCCAATAGGTTACCCGGAGCGTTAACCAAGGTCGAAACATTAGCAGCCGTAGCGAAATATAGACCAACAGCAACCACTGTATTCAGATCGGTTGACGCACTCAGGGGTGCAGCGTTGATCAACCCAGTTGGTGTTGGTGTAACAGGTAACACTACGTTACCCGAGCTCGGATCAGGCACTACTCCATTGACAGTTTTAACTGGGTTGAACGCCAGGTCGATCGTACCATCTGCAGCAACAGTCAGATGTGCTTCACTCACTGAAGGTGCCTTAACTCCACCTAATGTCGTGGTCGTGGCGGGAGGCAAAGTGTATGTAGCCGGGGGGTTCAACAGGTCCGAGTATTGACCTGTTATAGCAACCTGCGCAATATCAATGATGTCAGATGCAGTGAGCTCAACCGCACCGTTCTGGCCGTTGACCGAGGTAACGGGTAGCATTGCATCGTCGACGTTGAGGTTGCCTAATGCATCTACAGTCAGCGTGCTACCGATGATAACCGCACCAAGCTGAGTCGAACTCGCAATCGGAAGGTTAGCAACTGTGGTGCTAAGAATCCGGCGACCGAATACCAAGAACTTGTCGCCAACTGCTGGGAGCATAGCCAGAGGTGTACTGAATCCCAGCGTGACTGTGTCTCCACTTATCACTGCAGTGCTAACGTAGCGAACAATACCGTAGAGGGCTCCAGTAGCGAACTGTAGAATCACTTCACCAAAATACTGAGGTGACATCCCAACCGCGTACTGGGAAAATGCAAGCGTCACCGACGAGTTATCTGTAGCCGTGATCGTAGCTGCCGCCTGCTGCGCAAAATCATAGGCGTCGAAGTTCCACAGACCGTTGGTATCAGTGTAGGCTAGGAACGCTGATTGTGAAACGTTCGCACCCTGAACCACATAGGCGTTAGGTACCGCTCCCGAAGACGGCGGCAAGTAGTCAGGACTCTGCAAAACGCCCATGCGGAAGCTGTTGTTGCTCTGATTCAAGTCCAACCACATAGCGTAGTTGGAACCGACCATAGACAGGTAAATATCTATGCGAATCGCATTACCCGGATCAACCGAGGTGAGAGCCAGCTTTTGTTCCAGCTGTGACGTGGTACCCAAAGCAAACAGAGTCGCCCCGACGTACAGCCCGAACTCTCCGAACTGGAAGGGTCCAAGTGGGTAATCGAGGAACAGTGAATACTTGACGATGTTCGCGTTAACTGCGATCGGTGTGGTAGGGATGCCCGAGAACACCTCCGTACCATGAATCGCTGTGTCGGTAGGCTCCGGCGTATAGTTGTACGCGGAACCCAGTTGAAACGTGTTTACTACTACCGGGCCGGTGTTGGCTTCAATTAAAGCAACGCCCGCTGCGGTCAACTGTATCATTGCCATTTTATGTATTCTCCCTACACCTCATGAGCACCGTACGGGCGCTGTCTGAAGATGTGATTTCGTGAAATGTAGTGTGAACCTTTTGGCGTTTCACTACGACTAGAGCTAAAACAAATTTGGCGCTATTCTTTCTGCACCAGTCTACCGCAGAACTGAATTTTGCTACGTTATTTTCAAAACGCATATTGACTGTATAGTCACTTTTAACTTCTAACAATATTTTCTTTCCTGCTACTGTCCTAATCAAGGCGTCCGGGTAGTATCTGCGGCGTTTACCCTCGAAGGAATATCACACTTCTGGCATCTTACTAGCTGCAGTAACCAACTTCGCTATCTTGGATTCTATAGCACGTAACGCATGGTGCTCGTAGCCCTGTACATCATAAAATTTTCCATTCACTACAATCTGTTTGTTACCGAGACTACTCTTCTGTTGCTTTTCAAACGCGCGCGAATCTTGAAGTGGGAAATCTGTACCTCTTTTGCGTTGAGAGGTAGCCTTATACTTTTCAGACCACTCTATTGTGCTAGAGAAATATTTTGTACCATACCTCTCCTCCATAGTGTGCTCCGCCATTACACGTAACTTCGTAGAAGAGAAAGTAAATCCACCATACCTCTCACTCATAGTTGCTTTAGTCTTGGCAAGTACCGTAGGATCTTTTGATACGTGCGATACCCCACGCTTCCGTATATGCGTAGCTTCGATAGTTGCTCGAACTTCAGGCGCGCTTGCTGAGCATTTGTAGCTGCAGTAGGTTCCTCTGTATCCTTTTATGAAGCTACGGAATTTTGTTCTAGGGCTCCCGCACTTCTTACACAAGTTGTCACTCGGCTTCAAAAAGTCGTACAACTCTTGTGCTGTATATTTCTCACCTAGGTAGTGTACGAGCCTTCGATGCAACCGTGGATCTTGACGCGCAGTCTTTACCGGTTGTTGTCCGTGCTCTGTCCTTTGACAGATCCAGTCGTACACTTCACTTCTATCGTACTTTAATTTTTTCATGATACCAGTAGTGTGGTGGGTAAAAGGAATATGAGAAACCTAGTTCGAGCACTACCTCAAACAAGACTGGCCGGTCCTTTCAGTTTCTCACACTCGTCAACCATGTGTTATTCCTCGCGTGGCTAATTTCATTTCGTTACCCCATGAAATTGTCAACTTAGCAGCCAATGAGATTAAGAAATTGATACTACTAGAAGCAGCAAAATCGCAGAGCCGGTATCCA